TTTTTTTTAAAATATGCTTATTAATGTAGTTCCTTCCGCCGATTATGACTTGGGCTATATAATTAATGTTCCTTATCCTGTCCGTTTACTTAAAAATGTTCGAGCCACTCATCATACATTGAATCATATGGAATCGTCCATAAGATTTGTCCGTATTCACGAGCAACCCTATTGTACCGTTTAGCGAGGTTCTCATAGTATTTCTTTCCATGGTGGAAAGCAAACCTGAATGCCTCCTTCACGTGTACTGCCATCGTCTCCTCCTCTAACTCATTCTCTGATGGTCGGATCCAGTTAAAAAGTTCCTGAATTGTCTCCTCATCAATCGCTGCAAAATATCTAAATTGCGCATCCTTGATGGGAACACACTTCAAGAAATCTGCTTCGCCTGGTTTCAACCATTTCATTCTTGGGTCTTTCTTGGGGTCTGTCAATGTGCACCCTATCGTATCAAACCAACCACGTTGCACTGTGATTGGATTATACCATTCTGTTATATATGGGACGGGTGCTAACGTTGCGTCGTCTCCCATAAATACTGCTGCTACGTCTCTAAAGAAATCATCTGCTGTTGCTTTAACTCCAGCTTTCACTGCCAAATCTAAATAAACCATACCTTCGGCTTGGACATGTGAAATTGAGTTAATTTCTATTGTTCCTTTATCTCCTGATGCTTCACCGTCATAGGCCTCATACACAATATTTCCATTGATATGAATCCTCTGAGTGCAAGCATATGCGTTGCGCTGTCTTGTCTTATAGAGATCTACATCACCAGTCAGAATAAATTCTGACTGAGATAAGACCTCCCATGCTGAATGTATTAGCACTGCTCTCATTGCCTTTCCATCCCACTGTTCTACATCATAATTAATCCGTTGTGATGCATTCTTATTGTTTAGCTCCATTTGTATATCAGACATACCTGTTCCAAATATATCGAGTCCTAATGCATGTTGCATATCGAGTCCCATCTGTTTGTAATAAGATAATAATCTGCCATACAACATAGTTCTAACAATCAATTGAGCCATGTTGCAATTGTTAAATGTTCTAGTCTTTCCTTGTTCCACTTTGGCAAGTGGACGCAATTCATCCTTCAAACAATCTGCGTAATAATTGCAATATGTCTCTCCTCCTTCTGCGTATGATGCATAAACTTTCTTTATTTCCTCACGCATAAAAGCTATTGGTTCATAGTATGGCTCTTGGTCCGAACCCCTATTAATTAAATATCCCAACTTACCTGGAAGGTTAGCTGGTTTATGTAATGTATAGGGATATCCTGGTGATGTTCGCACGTTTAATCCTTCTATCTCTCCTGGAATTCCATTTATTGCTTCCTCTATCGTTAAAATACCTAATGGTCTATCTCTAATAAATTCCACAAATCTATGTATCATGGCATTCCTAATCTTCGTCATATTCTCCATATTCAGGGGTTTAAATCCTTTTCCAAACTTATCCAGACCTCGTGCTCGAGGTGATGGATATTGGTCATTATATCTGGGGTCCTTTGGCGATAGAACTGCTGGTTCTTTGGTGTGTTTAAATAAAACATCGTGTATTGGTGATTTGCAAATATCCGTTTTATCCATCTGATATAGAGATTCCTCTTTAGGGAGAAATCCCAATAACAACTGGTTTCCGGTTGGTTGCAAACCGCCTGCACACTGTAGTTCCATTTCATTTCCGTCATCTACTCCATTTCCTTCCATCATTGGTTTTGTGATTTCTGGTAATATCTTTTCTAACATTTCCTTGCACACTAGAACTGACAATCCTATTTTGTGTCGTTTTCCGCCGCTAACATGTATACCTACTATCTTTCCATTGATTTGGGCATTATCTACTATAAGCGGTGAACCACACTGTCCTACTCTCGTTGCTTCATGGTATTTCCACCCTTCCAGAACACAATAGGCAATTCCTTGCTCATTGTTCTCTGAAGGTTCATGACAGTATGCTCCAATCGATATTATCTTCTTCATTCGGGATCTTTCAAATCCATCTTTCTCTCTAGTTAATAATGTCGCTGGGCAACCATCCGCTCTTCCTAATTCCGATGCTGCTGCGAAATGATTCAATATCTTCTTACATGCTGGTATGCCTGTCGATCTAACATTGAAAACGGCAAAATCCTGATGTGCACTATAAGTATCACTTTTATAATCCATAACATTGTCTACCACTTCCGAATATCTAACGTCTCTCTTTCTGATAAAACCACTAAACTGTAGTGTGCCTTTGTAAATTGTCATTTCAAAGGCTGATCCTTTCGTCTCCACTATATGTCTTGGTGTTAATATCCAATGCTCTCCTAACATTATTGCGTTCGATTCACGTCCTTCTATGGCTATTATAACCATATTTCTCTTCAAAGCGTCTACTTCCTGAGTGTGGTTCTTATCTAAAGCTTCCTTCTGCATTGGTACTGATATAACTTTTCCTCCTTTCAAAGTTGTTTTAGGTTGTTTCTTCTTATAATTTGTTTTATCATAAGATTGCACTTCCGTCTCCGGTTTAATAACCTTCTCCTCCTTTTCCTGGGGTTCCTCATCATCACTCTCTTCTATTTCCTTCTTTTCCTCTTCTGGTTTATCATTCCAGAACTTATCCTTTAACCAGTGGAACATTTTTACTGCTCCCCAAATTAATAGGAATATTCCTAAAATTTTTGCCATTATGGTTGTAAATGGTAGAAGTTTCTTATGTAGCCAGCCCAGCGCTACCACCGTCGAATTCATCAATAACTGCAATGAACTTTCAATCAAATATATTCCTATATTTGATCCAAGTATCATTCCAGTATTTAACATATCAAACGATGACATCGCTAATCTGGTCGGCATGGATAGTTTCTCCTCTACCTGATCTGCTTGTGCTCTAATCAAATTTCTCGTCTCATTCATATCATCTAACATTTTATGTATTTCTTCCTTACGTTGGAGTGTATTCTCTACTTTGCATGGTTTTCTAGCTGTCATAGATGAGAGTGCCCACATTTCTGTTTGCATTTCTACATCTATTATTGCTGGCTCATCATCCTCTTCAGGAATACAAAATTTATCTATTCGATAAGTTCTGATTTCCTCATTACTCACAACTCTCTCTACTTTTCTTACTCCTTTTACTGGTGCAAATAAGTCTGCTGGGTTGCATGTTACTATCGCTGGGTCTTTCTCCGCTGCCATTCTCTTAAACAACTCATCAAAAACATAGTTTGGTGTCTCCTTATCATAGACATACAATGGGTCTAACTTCATCGTAGGATCTAATCTAAGAACTGCCTTGCTCTGCTTTACCATGTGTGCTGAAAATTCTCTCAAAACTGTTGCCATCATTTCCTGTGCTGATAACATAGGTCCAATCTTCTTCGTGCTATCTACTACATCCATTTGCTGAAATTGCAAATGTTTGTAGTCATACTCATGTGTGCATCCAGGTTTTAAAAATGTCTCAAATAATAAGTTCCTACGTAATAGGTACGCGTCATTATGAGCCAGTCCTGTAACTTTTGGATACATTGTATTTGTTGTTGTTGCTATAAATTTTGAATCAAAATATATTCCCTTATCTGTTAAATCTGCCATCGGTAATATAATCGGTACTCCTGAAAGTCGTGTTATATGTCCTTTGGCTGCTTCTGGGTCTAAAATTGTGTCTTTGTCATCATCTTGAACGCAAAACTGTCCTGTATAGTTATCAAAGTGGTCTATCATATCGTTAATCTGATATATATCGTTGGGTTTACGTTTCTGTGAAATATTTATCACTTTACATAAAGCCATCGACACATGTGACTTTCCAATACGAGAGGCCCCTCCAAAACTAACTTCAAAGGGATGTAATCTAGTAAAATTATGTTCTTCTATCATTGGGTAGTCTTTTGCAAACTGAGTGAATGCATAAACCACTGGCGTCCATCTCTTCTGTGAAACTGCGTCCGCTACATTTGTGAAATACCCAATAAAACTCGCTCTAAAAGAGTGAATCTTATTGATAATTCCTTTCATTACTGGGTCGTTCATAACTTTTCGTTTCGTTCCTGCTCTATAAACTTCTTTCATCAATTCTAAATGCTCTCTCATCTCTCGTTCAAATGTGTGCTGAAATTGCTCTCCTTCTGTCATATATTCGTCACCAAATACCGACACAAAGAGGTCTTCAATACATGTTTGAACAACTTTAACTGTGCTTTTCAACGATGATATTCCTCGTGTTATATTAGAAATATCCTGTCCTTTAACTGCTGCCAAGTCCCAAACACTAAGTGATTTCTTAGTATTTGTGGCTCCTCCTGATGCTACTACTCCCAAACCTATAACGGTTATGGCTAACATTCCTGTAACATACGAAGACTTCATCTGTGTCTCCATTTCTACATTTATCCTAGTGGCCTTCCTCTGTTCTTTCGGCCTAAGTACTCTTTGTATAATCGGGTAAATCATATCTCTAAATTTTGTCATCAAAAATCCTGTAATTCCTAATGCTGTTGCTACTTTCATTGCAAAACCTGTCCACTTAACTGCTACATTAAGATAGATAGATTCTATCAAATCTATTATTAACATTATTAGTTTGTCACACATTCCTGCTCCTCCTAGGTTCCTCAAAAAATTCATCACTGAATCTATCAATTCACCTAGTTTATCTGATGTCGCTGAAACTTTATTCATCGTTCTCATCGCTCGTCCTGTTAACTTCTCA